CGCCGGACGCACCGGGTCGGCCTGAAACGGGACGCCCCGGTCACTGTCCGCCTGAACTACCGGGAGAACGACGAACCGGCGGTCCGATTGCTCGACCGCTACGAATCGGGGGAGTCCGCGGAATATGCTCTGATCTTCCCGGACCACTCGGCATACGTGTTCGAGGCGTTTGTCTCCGCTCTCGGGCAGGAGACGCCCCGGGACGGACTGATCCATCGGTCGTTCCGGTTCTTACCGACCGGAGTGACCGAACCGCGCCTATCTGCGATCGCCTTCTGCGGCGACTACTACGATTACTCGCAGTGGTCCGCCCCCGGCGACGACTACCCGGCAGCACCGGCCGGGGCATGCCCGGTGCAGTTTGACATCAGCAAGTGGTATACATGACGACATATTTGGGGAAGACCACGAAGATTGAGGTTGGTTCATCGCCGACAGAGATCACCGGCGTCGACAGTATTGGTGACATCAGCGTCACCGCGGATGAGATCGAAGACACCGTGTATGGATCTGAGAAATGGAAAACGTTTGTTCAGGGTCTGAAAGACGCTGGAACGTTCGATCTGACAGTGAACTACGATTCCGGCAACACGCAGCACAAAGGTCTTGTGACCTCGTTCAAAGCCGGCACGTCGGACCCATACAAGATCACGTTCCCTGACAGTTCATACCTGACGTTCACGGCGTTCGTGTCTGGCGTAAGTATGGCGACACCGAAGGACGAGAAGGTCCAGAGGACGTTTACCCTGAGAATCGACGGCAAGTCCGCACCGGCGTTCAGTGAGGCATGAACATGACAACTATTGGCAAGACTACAACTATTGCAGACCCGAGCGGCAACATCGCCGCCGTTGACGCCATCGGTGACATCAGTATCACCGCAGATGAGATCGAGGACACCGTATACGGGACCGGAGGATGGAAAACGTTTGTTCAGGGTCTGAAAGACGCTGGAACGTTCGATCTGACAGTGAACTACAGCAAAGACAACAGCAGCAACGTCCGGTTGACCCAGGCGTATGGGAGCGGAACGTCGAAACAGTATGTCATCACGTTCCCGGATACGTCGACGTTCACGTTCACGGCGTTTGTGTCCGGCATAGGTATCGCCGTGCCGAAAGACGAGAAAGTGCAGCGGACGTTCACCCTGCGGATCGACGGCAAGACGGCCCCGGCCTTCAGTGAGGCGCCCTCAACATGATCCCGAACGTGACCCGGGAGATCGGAGGGGTGAACTACACCCTCCGCTTCTCCGCCGGGACCTCGATCGCGATCGAGCGAGAGTTCGAGACGAAGATCACCGATCTCCCGAAGGTGCTCGGCGACGATCCGGACGTCACCATGACTGCGAGGATCGTGAAATTCTGCATGCGGAAAGACGGCAAGATGTTGACGGACGCGGAGTTTGAGACCGTCCTCGACAACATCACCATCGAAGAACTCGCGGAACTCCTGAACGACGCGATGCAGTCGGCCTCGACGAAGAAACCCGCGGGTGATACGGGAAACTGAAACCGTTCTCCGGGTGGATGCACGAGTACCTCGACCTTGCCGCGGAAACCGGGTACTTCGATGATCCCCGCATCCTCTACGACCTGACGCCGGCGGAGATTGCGATCACGATCGCTGGCAAGGCCGCCCGCGACCGGCAGCAGCACCAGATGGAGAACGTCCGGGCCGGGACGGTTGCGGCCGCGATCTACAACTCACTCCGGCAGAAACGGACGGACCGGGTGTGGACCTGGAAAGATATCTTCCCGGACACGACGCCAAAACAGCCGCAGTCGCCGGAGGAGATGAAACGACGATGCAAAGAAATAGCACTGATATTCGGTGGGACGGTAACGACACATGGCGCTGAACGTCGGGAACCTCGTAGCGACACTGAGTCTGGATAAGAAAGGGTTCGATACCGGCATACAGGACGCGGCGAAGAAGACCGAGGGGTTTGCGGGGGGGTTCTCCGATAAACTCTCCTCGCTCTTACCCTCGATCGCCACCATGGGGGAGG